GTCTCGGAGGCGATCGGCGAGCTGCGCACCGAAGTGCGGGTCGCCAACGAGCAGCGCGCCGAGACGAACCGGCGGCTGAAGGAGGTCGCCGAGAAGCTCGAGGGGCTGGTCAGCCTGACGGTGCGCGTCGATCGCATCGAGCCGCTGGTAGACGGGCTCGAAGCGGCGCGCCAGCGCGGCAAGGGCATGACGGCGACGATCGGCGCGCTCGGCGGGACTGGCGGGGCCGGCGTAGTCGGGCTGGTCGGAAAGAAACTCGGGTGGTGGTGAGGTCGACATGACGATCAACGCGGCTGGTCTTGACCTGATCAAGCGGTTCGAGGGCCTGCGGACGGAGGCATACGACGACGGCTTCGGCACCTGGACGATCGGCTACGGCCACACGGCGGGCGTCGTGCCGGGGCAGCGGATCAGCCCAGCGGAGGCCGAGCGGATGCTGTTGGACGATCTGGCGACGTTCGAGGCGCGGGTCCGGCAGCTCTGCACCCGCGCGCCGAGCGCGAACGAACTGGCGGCGATGGTGTCGCTAGCTTTCAACATCGGCGTCGGCGCGTTCCAGCGATCGACCGCGCTTCGCAAGCACAATGCCGGCGACCCGGTGGGGGCCGCGGAAGCCTTCAAGCTGTTTCGCCGCGCCGGCGGGCGCGAAGTGCCCGGGCTGCTGCGGCGACGCAATGCCGAGGCGGCGCTGTACCTGACGCCGGTCAACGACGATCGGCCGGGCGTGCAGACCGTCGACCCCGAGACGCCGCCGCCAACGGGCGCGACGCCGGACAACAACCGCGGTCCGATCGCCAATCTGGCGGCGCAGGTGGCTGCGGCCGTGGTCGCCCTGGCCGGGGTCGCCGAGCCGTTCAAGAACGCGCTCGATACGGTCGGGCTTGGGCCGTTCGCGCCTTACATCGCGTTGGCCTGCGCCGCGCTCGGCATCGGGCTTGCCGGAGTGTGGCTCTATCGCCGGATCAAGAGCCGGCAGGCGGTGACGCCATGATCATCGTCGCATGGCTGACCAGCAAGCTCGGCGCGCTCGGTGCGAAGATCGCCTTGGCCGCATCTGCGATCGGCGCCGTCATGCTGGCGATTTGGCGCATGAAGGCCAACGCGCGCCGCGAGGGCCGCGACATCGAGCGAAGGAGACAACAGGATGCATGGTCACAGACCGAGGCGCGGGTGGCGGAAGCTGGCCGCGCTGCCGATGCTCGCAGCGACGATGCTGTCCGCGACCGGCTGCGCCAACGAGCGACCCCCGCCGCCGGCTCAAGCGATCCCGTGCAGCGTCGGTGACCCGCCGCTGACGGCGAGAGATGCGGACGCGGTGTCGACACCGCTGGCGCGGTGGCTGGACCGGTTCATTGACCAGCGCCACGTCGCCTGTCCATAAATGGTGAGGGCGGCGCCCATGTTCTGAGACGCCGCCCCACGGCCCCTATAGTTGGGGTCGTCCGATTTGTCGGGTTTTAGCCCGGCGGCGTCATGGCTGGCCTCCAATACGAAGGACTTCCAAAGGCCAGAATATGATAGCAAAACCGGCCTGAATCTTCAACGGTTCATTGACCAGCGGGCGGCGGCGTGTCGGTGAAAGCAAGCGGCCGGCCCCCGCTACGCAGTGACCGGCCGACCTAGCTGCGAGCCTATGCTTATGCTTGGGGCTCTTATCCACCGCAGCCCTCGCATCATAGCGCAGCGCGGGGCGCGGGGGTAGATGGCGATGAAGGGTTGTGGCGGCAGATGTCAAGGCCATCAATCCGTGGTATAGAACAACCGAGAACGCTTTTAAGGGTGTGGATTGCGGGGATCAAGTCTAGGGTTCTTTTTGAATCAACGCGGCAGAAACAAGATTACCAGTAGGTAAGATTATTACTGTCGCATAATGTATAAACACTCAGATTTTGTGCTGCCTACTAAGTCTAGCGCGCTGTTTCAGTCTGGCGTTGGCAGCCCTCACCAGGATTTGCAACTCGAAAGCCCACGAAATCTGAGAAGTGCCGAATCGGCGGCGCAATTCGAGGATGTCGCCCTGGAGCTTGTTGAGTTCCTGGATGATGTCGCCTTCGAGAGCGAGCGAAACAGGTATCTCCAGACGGACGAAGCCCGGAAAGCCGGCATCCTTGAGCGTGAAGTGGGGGCCGGTCAGGTCGTGGTCGGGCCGGACGCCGGTCTTTTTGATCATCTCGGCATCTACGCCGGTCAGGTTCACGGGGTCAACCATTCAGCGGTCCTCGGTGGGGTGGGGGTCATCAGACGATTGGCTCATCGTGCGGCTGTGCCTTTGCAAGCACTTCGCCGATTTTGCCCGGCAGCATGTTGCCATTGGCATCGAAGCATTCAGGAGCCAGTCGGCGCCATCGGGCTTGCTGGCGCGCCCGGGCCATCTGGTGGGGGCAGTCGGTGATTGAACGCACGCGCGCCCGTGCCGCATCGACGGCCTTCATGCCGCGTGCCCAATCATCGTCGCTGGCGGCATAGGGACAGAAAGTTGGCGGCTGCGGATCGATCCACATCGTTCGGCTCGCTCATCGCGCGGCATCCCGGTCGATTCGCTCGATCTCGGCGACGATCAGCGCGCCGGCCTTGACAAGATCGCGGCGACGATCACTGGGCTTGAACCATGACGGATGCCACGGCCAAATCGCGGCGATCATGCTGTACCAGAACCGCGAGCCGCCCCACACGGCGTCGACGTGCGCCTTCCGCTCGCCGTCCGTCAGCGTCGAGACGACAGCGTATGCCGCCGCGGCGCGTGCCAAGGAGCCGTCGCGATGTTCGCTGTCATCGCGCTCGGCCGACCAGCCCTCGACGGCGATCTGCCGTGTCCGCTCCGCCGCGATGTCCTCGATTGCGCTCATTTCTTCACGACCCCCTTGGTCTTAGGTAGTACAAACGAGACCGTGGCGCGAACGCAGCGAAAGCCGAGGCGACGGAAATCACTCCAGTCCAGTAGAGCGGTCTCCATCGCGCCAGTCGCGTCGCGCTTTCGTGCGGCCATCGCGTTTTCTTGAATGACGAGCTTGCCGGTTCTCGGAGACGGACCGACGCAAATCCACGCCGTTGCAGATAGCTTCTTCGTCATTGCGGTCGCCATGCCGCGGTCCTGTCCGTCATGCCTTTCGCTCCCCCAGCTCCGGTGCCAGCGCGATCAGTCGGGCCCGATTCTTCTCCACCCATTTCAGGGTCGCGTAGGCGGCTTCCATCGCCTCGATCTCGGCGTCGGCTGCGGTCTGCGTCATCCGCCCCTGCGCGACCCATTTCGGGTAGACGTTGCGGCGCAGGCCGACCTCGCGGCCCACGCACTTGATCTGGTCGGCGATGGGGATGGTCACGGACGCCAATCCTCGTATGACCGCATTCTTGCCCGTGCCTTCTTCTCGGCCCACCTGGCCCCGCCGCGCTTGCCTGTCAAAAACGGCCGCGGCACGCATGCGCTCCCAAGTATAGAATTTAACTTGGCGCGTCCGCCCAGCACATCTGCGACAAAAAGCGTGACATCTTCGGCTCTGACCCTCACCTCATCAAGAGGCCCCGCGCGACGCTTGAGACGCATTCCTACTTGCTTCAAACATGCCGAACACATGTGCGGTGCGATCGTTTGAAGATCCAGAATGTCGGCCTCGTCGTCTGGATGGCGAGACGGGTCAACAAACGACAGCTCTACGTCGGCGCCGCAGAGCCGGCAGTAGTCCGGCCCTGCGGCAAAGTCGCTCACCCCAGAGAAATTGCCGGCAGAGGAACTGGCTGGGGAGCCCGTGAACTCGTCGACGCCACATGCTTCTGGTACTCGATGTCCATCTGCACTGACCCGATGATCTGCACGGCCAGCTTTGCAATTGCGCAGGCTCGTTGAGGGGTCGATGTGCCGGCTCTCAGCGCATCCATCTCGTCGAACAGCGCGTTCCGTAAACCCAGGCTCGTCCGGTCGACCGGGCGGGCAGCCGCCGTCTTCTCGTGTTCCATAGATCACCTTCTCTTCTTGCGCGAAAGCGGTCGCGCCACCGATCGCCGGGTTGGCGAAATAGGAATCTCGATCGCTCATCCCCTCACCCCCGCCGCCTTGCGCAGCTTCACCATCGCCTGCTTGAACGCCAGCCCCTCGGACCGCGGCGTGTTCGGCGCACGCACCGATGCGCCGTGGCCCTCGAAGCACAGATGCCCCGACCCGTCGAAGCGCCAGGTGAAGCCGAGTTCGGCTGCCGCGCGCACCAGCCGCCGGCCGTAGGCGTTCGACGGGCGGACCTTCGTGCTCATGTTTCGACGTGCGGCCGGTAGTCGCGCGCCGGCATCCCGAAGGTCCACGCCACGGCCTCGCGCGCCTTCGTGATATTCGGCGGCACCCGCAGCGAGTAGCGCTTGAAGCTGCCATCGGGCTCGCGCGTCGAGTTGACGACGTCGACCATCACGAGCGGTTCGTCGCCGGCAATTTCCCGCCGACGCAGCGTGCCGACCCCCTCCTCGTGGTCTATCACCTTCGCCCCAGCCGCCGTGAGGTATGCCTCAGGTCCGCCGCCCCTGTCGCGACCGCCACCGAATCGCTCGATCATCACGCGGCGAATCTCCGCATTGCGCTCACTGTCGACCCGCTCCACGGTGATCGCCTCGGGCCGCTCGATCACGTCGGCTTCGCAGCGGACGCCGTGCCACGCATGCACGCCCCACCCATCCGCGAACTCGACAGCCGCGCGCGACTCGTGGTGCAGCCGCCCGCGATCGTCTCGGCTGATCCGAACCGGCCGATCACAGAAGACGACGATGTCAGGAAAGGTCCACGTGAAGGCGCTGTTCTCGCAGACCATGATCAAGCCTTCGAGCTTTTCGAACGAACAGAAGTCGCGCAGCGCATCGTAAAACGACAGCCAGTAGGCGTCGTAAAACTGCCCTGGCAGCCACCATAGGTCGGCGAACCGATAAGCTTGGGCGCGCACCTGGTCGCGCACCTGGTCGCTCACCTGGTCGCTCACCTGGTCGCTCACCTGGGCGCGCACCTGGGCGCGCACCTGGGCGCTCACCTGGGCGCTCACCTGGTCGCTCACCTGGGCGCGCACCTGGGCGCGCACCTGGGCGCTCACCTGGTCGCGACCGAGAGCCGCGCACGCAATCACGGCGGTAAGCGGCGAATCGAACCACAACTGCATCGTTGGCGGTTTCCGACCCGCGGCGTCATAGGCGCGCTTCATCCCCTCCCACGCAGCCGCACGATCGGCGCGGCCGGTCATCAGTCCGATCTTCAGCCACTTGTCCCGGATCTCCGGCAGTCGCGCGGCGAGATCGGGCGGCATCGTTTTGAGCATATTGGCCATGGCGGTCAGTCCGCCACCTGCCGGATTTCCTCCGGCGAGTATTCGCGCTGGCGGATCACCTCGTAATCGCCCGGCGGGACGGCGATGGTCGAGTGCTCTTCGTGCTTGAGTTCCTGGCCTTCGCCGCCGGGGCCGGCATCGACGCGCAGGAACGTGCGACCGAGGCCGTCGTCGCGATAGAGCGTCGCCCGCCCGCCATAGAATGCGTGGGCGTGGCCAGTCACCTCGCCGTAGGCGAGCACGACGCGGCCCTCGGTCTTGACCGGCTGGGCGCTGGCCGGGATGGCCTTCACGGACCGGATCATCACGTCGCCCTGGCGGGCCTGAAACTGCTTCGTCATCTTCGTCTCCTTCGGGGTTAAAACTCGTTGCTGTGGTTCGGATGCCGCGCGCATCCGTGGCTCGCGATCGTCTTCACGGACGGCTCGTCGCGCGTGCAGAGCCCGACCACCGGCACCTTGCACGGCACCCAGCGCGGGCAGGTCGAGCATGTGGCCGGCTCGGCAGCACCGCGAGCTTGGGCCTGGGGTGGTGCAGGCCGGGGTCCGCGTCCGGCAGCGCTGCCCCCATCCGCCGCCGCTCGCGCGACGGCTGGACCGGGAGTGGTGACGCGCGGCGGGTGCGCCGGCGCGAGGGAGGTCATGCGGATCATGGAGCCCGTCTTTCGTTAGAAACCTCGCCTTGCCTTGCCTCGCCCAACCTAGCCTCGCCGCGCCGGGCCGTGCCACGCCTCGCCGAGCCACGCGAATTCCGTCACGCCGTCTCGAACGCGACGACGACGAAGCGGCCATAGCTCGGCCGGAAGTCGCCGAGCCCGATCAGCCGGCCCGCGTTCGCCAGCACTTCATTGAGCATCGATGGCGTGATGTATTCTGGCAGCGTCACCTGCACATCGAACGTCGCGCGCCAACCCGCCTTCATCGCCGGGCGCGTGCGGTTGATGCCGTTGCGCTGCACGACTACGCGCCGCCGATCTTCGTAGTCCCACGAATCCTTACCGAGCGACGCCAGATGCGTCAGCGACACGACGCCGGCCTTGAACAGGTCCATCGCGGACTTCCGCGGCGAGCGCGGGTCCTGCCGGAACTTCGCGGCGGCGATGATCGCCTGCCGCAGGTATTCGCCCGGGATGCAGATCATCCCCTCGTCGTCGCGATAGACGTAGCTCTCCACATCGTCCGACTTCTTCGCCTTCGATCCCTTCGCGGCGCCGGCCTTGGCGTCCACCGCCTCGCTGTTCCAGCGATGGAAGAGGATGTCGGCGACGCCTTCGATGGCGACCGTTGCCACGTATGGCATCTGATACTCGACAACTGCCGCCGCGCCGTTGGTCGGCACATCGCCGCCGATTTCAGTCGTCTTCCGAAGTGTTGCGATCTTGCTCATGTCATCTGCCTTTCAGTTAAAGAGCCATGCCATGCCCTGCCGCGCCATGCCGAGCCGTGCCCTGCCACGCCGTGCCACGTCCCGCCACTAAACTCGCGCCACCGGCTTCCCGTCAGGCCCGAGCCTCGCCGCCGTTTGCTCGATTGCCTCGCGCACCATCTTCGCGGCCGGCGGGTAGTCGTTGCCGAGCACGATCAGGCCGTCCTGGTTGCGCTCCTGGAACTCTTCCAGCCACGCCGCGTCGGGCGCCGATCGGATGCAGCCGATCAACTGGCCGCGATAGTTGCCCCATGCCTTCACGGAGGCGTCCGCCGCCGGCACCGCGATATGCGGCACGGGCTTGCGCGCCGGATCGGCGGAGGCGTTGTCCGCCCCCGCCGCCCCGCTGGCCGCGTCCTTCGCCGCCGGGGAGTCGGCGTCGGAGGCGGGCTCAACCGCATCCTCGGGCGGGTCCGTATCCATGTGGCCCTGGGAGGCGCGGTATTCTTTGTCCATGTCGCGCGCGGGCGCGGCACTGGCGCCGTTCTCGGCGAAGTCGGCGCGCTTCGGCGGAGCAGCCGGCGGCGTCACGTCCTTCGCCTGCTCCGGCCCATGATAGGCGCCCGCCTCTTCGACAGTCGGCTCATCGCCGAGTTCTTCGGGGAAGGCGCGGCGCAGCGCGGCAGCCTCGGCGCACTTTTCGAGTTGGCCGAACGGGCGCTTCTGCCACATGTCATTCGGAACTTCGGTGCGGCCGATGCGGCTGTAGGTTTCCAGCCAATAGACGCGCGGCCCCGGCACTGGCACGCGCTGCCCGTCGATCAAGCGATAGACGGTAAGCTGCGCCCACGCGGGGAACTTGACCGCGACATTGATCTTTCCACGCTTGGTCTCGCCGCTGAACGTCTGATCGATCGTCTCGCCGAACTGGCAGGCATCGGCGCCGGCATATTGCTTGGTGCGGAAGGCCGTGGTGCGATGCTCGGCGATGCCGGGCCATACCGTTTCGACGTAGTCGCGCTTGTCGCTGTCGTAGACGGGCACGATATGCACGACGCGCTTGAACGGATCGAGCTTGCGCGCCTTGCAGTAAGAGAGCGCCAGGATCACCGAGTCCGTCGTCTTCGCGGCCGGGTAGACCGCCTCGACCAGCGCTTTCCACGAGGCGCGATCGATACCGAAGCGCTCGCTGATGGCGGGGTGATAGGGCAGGCGCGGCGGAGACACCATCGCCACCTCGCCCTTGCTCTGCGCCTGCTCCGGGGCCGGCGTCTGCACGGCTTGCTTTTCGGCTGTCGCCATGGTCGTTCCGGCGGTCAGGAGACCGCCGCCTCCTTCACAGTATGGATGCGGGCGCCGCGCAGCTCGCGGCCACCGGCACGGATGAACGCATTGAGCGCCTTCTGGAGGCCGTCGAGCGGCAGATAGGGGCGCAGCGCTTCGAGGTCGAGCGCGTTGCGGTCGGTGATCTCGCCAACCGTGCGCTCGCGCAGCGTCGAGACGGAGCCGTAGTCGCCGCGGGTCCGCGCGAACTCCGCCGGCTTCGCTGCGGCGGCTTCGTCCAACTTGTCGGCTTCGGCCTCGCGGGCGACGGCGGCGTCCATCGCAGCGGCGGCAGCGACCTTGCTGTCCGCCTCGATCTTAGCGGCCTCGGCAGCCTTGCGCTCGGCTTCCTCACGCGCGCGCCGCGCCGCCTCTTCGGCCTCGCGCCGCGCCGCGGCTTCCTTCGCCGCGAGATAGGCGGTCAACGACCGCTGCGCCTTTGCCTTGACCGCCGCAAGCGCGTCGCCGATCGGCTTGAAGAACCCGTCGACCGTGCGGCCGGCGGCGAGGAACGGTTCCTTCGCGTCGACGCGCGCGGCCTCGGCGTTCTTCTGCGCCGCCGTGACCAGCTTGATGTAGTCGCCGACCTTGCCGGCCGTGTCGTCGTCATCGATCGACGGCAGCCGATCGCAGGCGGCGACCAGGTCGTCGCGGCGCTTGATCAGATCGGCGAAGTCCTCGGCGAGTCGGCCCCGCAGCGCCTCGGCCTCGGTCAGCGGCCCCTGATTGTGTCCGATGTTGTCCATGGTGAACCTCAGAAGGGAAGCGGAGCGGTGAGAAGATCGACCGGCTTGCGCGGCTCCGCCTCTGGCAGGTCCGGTCGGTGATTGCTGGCGAAGCGCGAACGAGCCCGCAGGTATTCGAATTCGCCCGCCGTGATCGGCTCGCCGAAGAGCCACACGCGATCGACGGTGCAGGACTCGCCGTCGATCTCAGCGCAGAGCGCCGGCCAGCGGTCCAGGTGGTCGCCGTGCGAAGGATCGATCGGGCAGGGGCGGTAGATGCGCGCGCCGACGAATGGCCCGCCGCGCACCATGCGGACGCGGTAGAAGCCGGGCGTCGGATCGAGGATCGCGCGCGGCTTCACGACCGCACCACCCGCAGCACCGGCCGTCCGATCATCCGTGGCGGCGCCACGCGCTCTGGCTGTCCGACAAGCTGGATCGGCATCAAGTTCGCGCCGTCCACGTTGATCCACTGTTCGCCGGTGTCGACGAAGCGCACGTCGTAGATGGCGCTCGTGCCGACCAGCGCGCGGCCGGTGACGACGCCGCGCCGGTACAGGCCGTCTGGGCCGCGCACGCCGACAGAGGCGCCGAGTTGGTGGGCGCCGCTCACAGCAGCACCGCGAGCGCCCGCGCGCCCTGGACCAGCAGGTAGCCCGCGATGGCGGAGAACACGAAGGCGAGCGGGTTCAAAACACCCTCCCCTCGCGCTCGAACGCAGCCGCGCGCTCGACCACCGCGCGGCCGCGCGCCGAAAGCTGCCAGTGGTCGACCAGCAACCCGCTCACCGGATGCCGCGAGTACGCCACGGCCTCGAGATAGCCGTTGTCGCGCGCCGTCGCGTGCGCGGCCTTCGCCGCACCGCCCGCGATCCACGGCACGTCGGCGTCGGTGAAGCTGCGCGGCTGCCGGGCGGCCCAGCGCAGGAAGATCACGATCGCGGCGTCGTGCCCGCACTGGTGACGAGCGCCCGCGCGCGGCCACACGGCGGGCAGGCCGTCGAACTCGGCGAGCGCTTCGGCTTCGGACCGGCGATCGGTGATCATGCGGGAAAGAGCGGGCGAGCCGTCCATGATCAGCCCTCCGCCCGATGCAGCCGGACAACCTCGCCGCCGGCATCGCCGGTCAGCGTGTCGATCGCGTTGGCCAGGAACTGCGCTGCCTCGCGCGCCTTCTCGTCGGCGCGGCGGGCATCTCCGCAGGCAGCGGCGGCGAAGGCTTCGCGCAGCGCCTTGTTGGCGGCGTCGCCGGACGAAGCGGCGGAGCCGATGCGGATGTAGCGGTCGTGGCAGAAGGGCATGGGCGGCTCCCCGGTGGCGATGAGCCGCATATTACTCCCGAATGGAGATAAATCAAGAGAAATCTACAGCACGGAGTAAATCAGGGATTTCGCGCCACAAAATAGGACGTTACAAACCGGCGCGTCCGACGCAACACTTCCGCCATGATCGCGCGCCCGCTCACCCCGGCCGTCGCTGCCGCGTGCATCCTTCTGGCGTTGCTCGCGGTCGCGGTGCATGGTCACTGGCGCGATTCGGAGCGCCTGGAGCGGCTATGCGTTCAGATCCAAGCCATGCCGGCGGAAACGCCCGCCCTGCAAGCTCTTCTGCGGGATTGCGCCGGCTTCTAGCTTTCGCGCTGATCGCGGGGCTCGGCCACGTCGCCGCCAGCCAGGCGCAGCGCGCGCCGCTCGAACCGGTCGCCTATCCGATCGACGGCGACACGCTGGTCATGGAAAGCGGCGAGACGGTGCGCGTCGAGAACGTTGACACGCCCGAGCCGCACTGCGAGTGCCCGAGCGAGTGCCGGCGGGCGGCGGCGGCCACGGCCTTCACGCGACACGCTGTCGCAGCCGGCGTGATCCTGGTCCGGCGCGAGCGCAGGGACCGTTACGACCGCACCATCGCGCGGGTGACGCTCGCGGACGGCCGCGATCTCGGCGAGGCGCTGGTTGCCCACGAACTGGCGCGTCCGTGGCGCGGACGGCGCGAGGGATGGTGTCTCCCCGGCGAGCGGTAGAATCCCGTCCCCACAACCGCGTTATTGCGGCATTTCAACCAGCAAAAACGCAGATGTCATGATATTATGAAGGGTCAACCCTGGGGAGGGAATGTAGTTGCATATGTCGAAACAGCAATTCGCCGCCGTCGTCGAAACGATCGTCACCGCCTACTGTCCCGAATTATCTAAAAAGCAGCGCAAGCAGTATCTCGAATACTGCTTTAAGTTCTACCAGAGCCTTTCAGAATCTGCGAGGCAGCGGCGCGGAAAAGCGCGGCGACGTCGCTGATCAGCTTCGCGCGGCGCACGTCGCCGAGCGGCTCGTTGGCAGGCAGCTTGTCCGCGAGCATCACGGCCAGCTCGTCCGCCCGACGCATGATGTCCTCCGCCATGTCGGGCGGAATCCCGATCGACGCCGGCGGTGCTCCGGTGTCGTCGGCCAGCAGCTCGCGCACAGAGACGCCGAGCGCGCGCGACAGCTTGTCGAGATTGGTCTGATTTAGCCGCGTCTCGCCGCGGTCGATTTTCCCGATCGCCTTGGCGCCGATCCCCGCCGCTTCGGCCAGTTGAGCCTGCGTCATGCCTGCCCGCGCGCGCAGCGCGGCAACGTTGTTCCGGTACTTCGGCTCGGTCTTCGTGCGCGGGCGTCCTCGCATGAACGGCATGAACGCCGAAGCGCGGGGGGAGGTAAAGCCACTTTGCAGAGCAGTGGAAAACATGCCCTTGCAATATCCCCTCTTTTGGAGTAATACGCAAGCTACTGGATATTGCGATCGGCCTGCCCTGGGCTACGAGGGATTGAATGCAGATCGAAGACTGGCGCCGCGCACGCGGGCTGACATACGCCAAACTGGGGGAATTGATCGGAGTGCGGACCGAGGGCGCCCGTCGCCTGTGTCTGCCCCACGGCGCGCCGTGGCGAAACAACCCCACGATCCCGCAGCTCGTCAAGATCATGGAAATCACCGACGGCGCCGTGCAGGCGCATGACTTCCTCCCGCAAAACTGCGCCCCCTCTCTGGCGCCGGGCGGGACGGGCGCGCTGGCGAGCGATGCCGGTCCCGCCGCTCCTCGCCGCGGTAGCGCTGGCAGGCCGCTGACCGTCACCAGCGCCGCCGGCCGCAAGGCTGCCGAGACGCGCAAGCGGCGCAAGGCTGCGGGCGCGGAGGTGGGGGCATGAGTTCGCGCGCGATCCTGCTGCTCGACCTCGCGCTCGGCGCCAGCGCGTGGGGCGCGGTCTTCGCCTGCGGATACGTCATTTGGGGGCTCGCGCAATGACCCGCGGCATCACCGGCGATATTCGCATCACCGAAGCTGGCTACGCCGCGATGGCGAAGGCCGCGCGCGTGGACAAGCGGCGTCTTTGCGCATGGGGTCGCCCGCCTGACGCCATCGAGATCACCCCCGCTGGCCTCGCCGCCGCGCGGGATTACGAACTTGCGCGCCTGCCGGCGCAAGGCGCCGAGCAGGTACCCGGCGCAGCCTCCCTGTCAACTGCCGCGACGCCGGACAGTCCGGCCCGCGGCGATTTTTCGAGGTGATTGCATGGCGAAAGGACGCAAAGCGAAGAACGGCGACGACTCTGGCGAAAGCGCCAGCATGGCCGGCCACAACGTCGGCGACCGCGGCGAGGCGATCCGCGCGGCATTCCGGCGTCTGGAGGCGCTGGACTCCGAGATCAAGGCGCTGCAGGAGGATCGCTCGTCGTTCAAGAGCGAGGAGATCAAGGGCAAGCTCGGCATGAAGGTTGCCGACTTCAACGCAGCCTATCGGCTCTACAAGCTGGAAGGCGACGACCGCGACGCAATGCTCGACACGCTGCGCGAATGCTTCGATGCGCTCGGCGCGGGCGACCAGCTCAACTGGGTCGACGTCGCCGAACGTCGCGCGGCCGGCGCGCGCGGCGAGGCTGCGGAAGCGGCGGCGGCAGGCAGCGCATGACCGTGACGCTCGCCGTCGACCTGGGCACGCATTTCGGCTGGGCTATCCAGCACGCGGACGGCCGGATCGAAAGCGGCCATCGCGAGTTGCCGGCCGGTGCCCGCGACGGCGAGCGCTTCCAGGCGTTTCGGAATTGGCTGCATCGAACGAAAGAGCGCATCGACCGGGCCGGCGGCGAGATCGATTTGGTGCTGTTCGAGGAGGTGCATTTCATCCCCGAGGAGCGCACCGGCCCGCGCGCGGTTCACATCTGGGGCGGCTTCTGGGCTGCGCTGACCGCATGGTGCGAGCATCACCGCATCGAGTACGAGGGCGTGGCGGTGTCGACGCTCAAGAAGCTGGCGACCGGCAACGGCATGTCGCCCAAGCCGCACGTGCGCGACGCCGTGCGGAAGGAGTTGGCGCGCCGCAAGCAGCCGCGCGACGTGTTTGACCTCAACGAAGCCGACGCGCTGGCGCTGGTCCTGTTCGCAGCGCCGCGCGCGAGGGAGGCGGCATGACGGTCATCCCGTTTCGCGCTGCAGAGCACGCGCTAGAGATTCATCGCGTCTATGACGCCTATGCGGCCGCGCGCGCCGATCTGGAGCGCCGATGGCCCGATGTTGATATGGAAGACCTGCGCCGCGTCGTCGCGGCCTTCGACGCCTTCCGGGAGGCGATGCGATGACCGTCTCTGCGATCCTCCCGCAGGTTCCGCCGAGTTCCCCTGACGCCGAGATGGCTTTGCTCGGCGCCCTGCTGATGCACGCCAGCGCGCTCGATATCGTGCGGCCGACGCTGGCCGCCGAGCACTTCGCGGACGACCGCCACGGCCGCATCTATGCCGCGATCTGCGCCATGGCCGATGCCGGGCTGCCGGCGACCGTCCTGGGGCTCAAGGCGTGGGCCGAACAGCAGTCCGAGCTTGAGGGCCTGGGCGGCTGGCCCTACCTCGCCAAGCTGGCGGGCTCGATCGTCACCGCACATGGAGCGCGCGACTACGCCCGGCACATCGTCGACCTGTGGCGCCGCCGCCAGCTCATGCAGGCCGCGCAATCCCTGATCGACGAGGCTGGGGCCGCCGATCCGGCGCGCTCGCCCGCGGCGCTGGCCGATGACTTGGCCGCAGCGGTCGACCGGGTATTCAGCGGCGCCGCCGACGGTCCGCTGGCGAGCATCACCGACGCCGTGGCAGGCGCCATCGCCGCCGCCGAGGCCGCGCACAAGGGCCACCGCGACGGCATCCCGACCGGATTCGCGGCGCTCGACGCCGTGATCGGCGGGCTCGAACCAGGCGGGCTCTACGTCGTCGGCGGCCGGCCCGGCATGGGCAAGACATCGCTCGGGCTCTGGATCGCTCACAACGCCGCAGCCGCGGGCCGGCGCGCGCTGTTCGTCTCGCTCGAGATGGCCGATCGGCAGCTCGGCCGCCGCGTCGTCGCCGGGCTCGCCGGGGTCGACCTCAGCAGGATGAAAGAGGGCCGGCTGTCGCCTGCCGAGTGGCAGCGCATCGCCGCCGCACGGGCGCGCGCGGAAGGGCTGCCGCTGGTCCTGGACGACCGCGCCGGCCTGACCCTGGCGCAGATCGCCGGCCGCGCCCGCTCCGTCGCCCGCCGGGCGCCGCTGGGGCTCGTCATCGTCGATCACATCGGCCTGATCGCGCCGCCGCGCGAGATCGCCCGCCACGGGCTTACAGCGGCCGTGGAGCACGCCTCGAACGGGCTCAAGCGGCTGGCCAAAGACTTGTCCTGCCCTGTGGTCGCACTGTGCCAGCTCTCCCGCGGCGTCGAGGGGCGTGAGGACAAGCGCCCGACGTTGGCCGATCTGCGCCAGTCGGGCGCCATCGAACAGGACGCCGATGCGGTGATGTTCGTGTACCGCGAGGCATACTACCGCAGGCGCGAACGGCCCGCCCGCGAGCCCGGCGAGAACGCCGACGCCTACTGCGCCCGGCTGGCCGGCTGGAGCGCCGAGGTCGACGCCATCGCCCGCGAAGCTGAGATCATCGTCGCCAAGCAGCGCGACGGCGCGATCGGCGCCTGTCGGCTGGCCTACGACGAACCCACCGCGCGATTCGAGGATGCCGAGCCATGAGCGGGACAAAGGCTCTGTGGATGCCGCTGCACATCGCGGACTATCTCGCGGACACGTCGCGGCTGACAACGGAGGGCCACGGCGCCTATCTGTTGCTGCTCATGGACTACTGGCGCAACGGCCCGCCGCCCGATGACGACGAAGTGCTCGGGGCCATCACAAAGCTCGCGCCGGCGCGGTGGGCGAAGCTGAAACCGACGCTGGCGGAGTTCTTCACGATCGAGCAAGGCCGCTGGCACCAGAAGCGCGCCGATGCGGAGATTGCCAGGGCCAGCAAAGTCATTGGCGAACGCAGTGCCGCAGGCAGGGCCGGTGCCACGAAAAGGTGGGGGGCTGGCGATGACAAACCAGATGGCGGAGGCAATGGCAAAAGCCATAGCAAATGGCACGGCAAAAGCCATGGCTCGGCCAATGACAAAGATGATGGCAAAGCCATAGCAAAGCCGAAGCAAGATGCATGGCAAAACGATGCACAATCACAATCACAATCAGATCCCTCTTCTGAAGCAGCAGCATCCAGTCCCCCGCGCGCGAGCCCCGCTGAGCCGCCGGCTGCTGCTGCCGAAGCCGATCGACGATGCGAAATCGGCAAGCGCGTCATGGCCGCAGCGCGCATCGACGAGGCGCGTTGGACCGGCAATTTCGCCATCATTTCCGCGTGGCTGTCCGCCGGATACGACCCCGACCTGGACATCCTGCCAGCCATCAACGCCGTCGCCGCACGGCCAGGCTACAAGCCTCCGAACGGGCTGAATTATTTCACGAAGCCAATCAGCCAGCACTGGGAGGGCCGTCAACTCGCCGTCCCCGAATTCCTGCGGCGTGAGCCGGAATCGCCAGCCGAGCGCGCCTACGGCCGGGCGCTGGAGATTTGGGCCGCGAACGGATGCAAGGGGCCGAGGCCGCAGCGGCAGGAAGCGGGGGCAGCATGAGCGCCCACGCCCACCGCCAGCCACGGCGCCGCGGCCTGCCCAGAGGGCTGATCTCGGCCTACCTCGCCGATCAGGCCAAGCGCAAGCCGCTCGCGCCAAAGCTCGGCACGTTCGAGCCGCCGAGCAGGATCAAGCCGCTGAAACGGAAGGCGAAACGGTGAGTGTTCTACGTGGAGCGAAAGATGGCTGAGCGCAACAAGGGCGGGCGCCCGACGAAGTTTAAACCCGAATTCACGGTGCAGGCGGCGAAGCTTTGCAAGCTCGGCGCGAAGGATGTTGAGCTGGCCGACTTCTTTGAAGTGGACGTAGCGACGCTGAATCGTTGGAAGATCGAGCGGCCAAAGTTTTGCGCGGCCATCAAAATGTCGAAGGCCGAAGCCGATGCGCGCGTGGTCCGAAGCCTCTACGAGCGAGCCACCGGATACACGTTCGATGCGATCAAGATCATGCAGTACGAAGGGCAGGTGATCAGGGAGCCATACCGCGAGCATGTGCCGCCTGACCCGGCGAGCATGATATTCTGGCTCAAAAATCGGATGCCGCAGCAGTGGCGCGACAAGGTGCAGGCGGAGTTGTCGGGGTCAGGGATCACGCTCCAGATCGTGGCGCCCGTGCGCGAAGGCGCGGCCGTGACAATCAGCCAGCGCGCCGCAGACCCGCCGCTGCTGGTGCCGGCGCCAGAGAGAGAGGGGACATGAGACAGGATGATTTCCGGCGCGCGGTCAAAATTCTGTTCGGCGGCGCGGGGAAAATGTCGAGCGCAACCGGGATCAATCTACGATCGATTCGGCGGTGGTCGAGCGGCCAGGCGCCTGTGCCTGACAGTGTGCGCGCGATGCTGCGCCATGATCTGTTTGAGGTGATGGCGGAAATCCAGTCGGTTCTTGATGCGACCGACCCTGCGTCTGGTTATGAATTTGAGACAGCAGAGATCGTCAGCACCGACGAGCCGGATTTTGACGCCGCCTCGTATGAGGCGCTGAGCAAGGCTGCGTTTGAGCGCATAGGAGTCCAAGTCGCCGGGGCAGAGAGACGCTTCGATTGTCGCCGGCGCGCGTGGATATGGCACGCCTGGGGCCTGCCGTTGCGTTCGCCGATCCCGGCGCCCCTCGATCGCGACTGATGCGCTACGAGCCCTGTGGCCGCGTCCTGGAGCGATTCCGCGCGTCGGACGCATTCGTGCGCGGCATCCGC